CAGCTGTGTTTGCAGGTAAAAATCCAGAAAATGGTAGGTTTTTTGTAGGCACAAAATCTATATTCAATAAAAATCCTAAAATAAACTATTCAATATCAGACATTAGAAACAATCACACAGGTGGTGTGGTTGATAAATTAATAGTATCATTAAATGAATTAAAAAGAGTTTTTAGAACTAATATCATTTTGCAAGGTGATTTGTTATATACAAGGGCTGATTTAAAAAGTGCAAGAATAGATGGTCAGGAAATGATTATCTTTACACCAAATACAATCACATATGCAGTACCAAAAGATTCAGCAATGGGTAAGGACATTTTAAAATCCAATATGGGTATTGTATTTCATACAACTTATACTGGTAAAAAAATGGAAGACTTACAGGCAAACTTTGGTTATTCACAATCAGGTACTTCAGGTAAAGTCTTTATGGCAAGTGCAAAGTTTAGTGATACATCAGGTTCATCTAACTTTACAGACAGTGAGTTAAGAACATTTAATAATATAATTAAAATGGCACAAGGTTCATTAAATAAAGGTGCAACAGTTTTAGATATGTTACAAGAAAAAGCATCAGACCCATTATCAGTTGCATACAGATTAAAAGTATTCTTTAATTATTACATTAGAAATCATAAGGGTGATAGTTATGATAAAGTTAAAACTTTAGTTGATATGTTTAGTGAGTATTTTGAAAACTCTTTACAAGGTGAAGTCGAGAAAAGAAAAACACCAGCAGGTCAAGAGAAGTTTAAAGTAGCATTAGAGGGTGGTAGACAGTTTATAAAAAGTAATCAATCATCACTTTATATGGCAATAGCAAGTCATATTAGTTTACAAAGGGCAAAGATATTTTTATTACAAAAAATGAATCAAATACAAAGCATTGGTTCTTTTATTAAAACAGATAATGGTTTTAAAGTTACTGCACCTGAGGGTTTTGTGGCACTATCAAGTAAGGGTGCAGTTAAGTTAGTTGATAGATTAGAATTTAGTAAAGCAAACTTTACAATAGCAAAAGATTGGGTGAAGGGATGAGATTTAAACAGTTAATAAGAGAAATGAATTTACATGAGGGTGTTTATGATAAGGGTATATTTAAAGCATTCTTTTTAGCAGGTGGTCCTGGTTCAGGTAAAACATTTGTTACTTCACAGGCATTTGCTGGTACAGGATTAAGAGTCATAAATTCTGACAAAGCATTTGAAAGAGCAATGCAAAAAGCAGGTCTATCATTAAAGATGCCAGATAGTGAAACAGAAGTAAGAGATATGGTTAGAGCAAGAGCAAAAGCAACTACATCAAAAATGTTAGAATTATCTTTAGAAGGAAGATTAGGTATTATAATAGATGGAACTGGTGATGACTATAGAAAAATATCAAAAATACGAGCAGATTTAGAACAAATAGGTTACGATACTTATATGATATTCGTTAACACAAGTTTAGATGTAGCATTAGAAAGAAATTCAAAAAGAGAGAGAAGTGTACAAGAGCATATAACAATTCAATCTTGGAAAGGTTGTCAACAAAATATAGGAGCATTTCAAAATTTATTTTCTGCTAGTAATTTTATCATAGTTGATAACAGTGTATCTGCTAAAGAATTAGTTACGGTAACTATGAATAAGGTTTCTAAATTTGTTAGTTCATATATGTCTTATCCTATTAAAAACTATACTGCAAAAAAATGGATTGCACACGAGTTGCATTTGAGAAAAAATAAAGCAAAAATGGGTGATGCATTCAGGCATTTACAAGGTAGGTAATTATGGTAAATAACACTAGCATTATAGACTTACTTAAAGAAGAACAAGTTGAGTTGCAAAATAAAATAGAAGAGATGAACGACATTATCTATTCATTGGTTGACGAAACTATTAGTAAAGATAATTTACCAAAAAATGTTCTCAATTTAATGTTAGAGAAAAAACGTTATGTTAAAATGCATAAAGAAAGTAATGCACTTCTGAAAGAACTACCAATGGGACCTCTGAAAGGTGGTCTTTTAGACCCATCTTCTTTGATAAAATTTGTTCAAAGAAACACAAAGTTTAAAAAAATAATGGATGATATAATTGGTAAATATAAAAAATTAGTTGATACAAAGAAATCAGTAAAAAAATCATCTGAACTTACTGGAATAATATATCCATACACTATAAAATACGGACTATCTATAAACTCTACTGTTGCCTACATAAACAAATTGGTAGATGGTGGTGTTCTACACACAAAATATAAAGTAGAATCAAAGATGAATGAGGCAAAAAGTAAATCAATTGCATTTGCATTTGGTAGATTTAATCCACCAACCATAGGTCATGAGAAACTAATTACAAAATTAGCATCAGTAAGAGTGGATGATATGAGAGTTTACATTAGTCAAAGTCAAGACCCTAAAAAGAACCCACTATCACCTAGACAAAAATTAAGTTATATGAAAAGTATATTTCCTAGATACGGTAATAAAATAATGATACCTAAAACAAATATTGTTATTGATATCATAACAGATTTATACAACGAAGGATTTACCGACTTAAAAATGGTTGCAGGTAGTGATAGAGTAAATGAATTTAAAAAATTATTTGTAACCTACAATGATGTTAAAAGCAGACATGGTTATTATAACTTTGATAGCATAGAAGTTATAAGTGCTGGTGAACGTGACCCTGATGCTGAAGGTGCCTCTGGTATGTCAGCAAGTAAAATGAGGGCAGCTGCACAAGATAACGATTTAGAAACATTTGAAAAAGGTTTACCTAATTTTAGAGGTGTAGAAAAGTTATTTAAAGATGTTAGAAAGGGTATGAATTTAGCAGCTTCATATTCAGGACATTCAAATTACAAACCAATTGCAAGTTTAGAACAGTTTGAACAAAAACAAATTAGAGATATGTATATTAGAGAGATGTTATTTAATAAGGGTGATGTTGTAGAGAATGTTAACATTGATGTTAAAGGAAAAGTATTAAGACGAGGAACAAATTATGTGGTGATAGAAGATAGTAATAGCAATTTACACAAGTCTTGGATTTGGGATTGTATTCCTGTGCCACCAAATAGAGAAGTAGAAGTTAGAGAACATGATTTAAATGTGGATTATGGGTTTACACCTATAAGAGAAGAAGATATGAATGAAGATATGGATGCACAACCTCAAGATAAGGATGTGAAAAAGATAAAGGGTACTCAACCCAAAAAATATTTTAAAGGTTTGTCAAAAGATGCGAAAATGAAAAGAGCAAGACATTTTAATAAAAAAGGTAAGTTACATCACAAAGACCCAGAAAGATATTCGGGTAAAAGACCAGGTGATAATGATGATTCTAAACCATCTAAACCGGCAGACGCAACTATAAAGGTAAGAAAAATGCTAAAGCAAAAAGGATTTAACGAATTAAAAAACGAGATTGCACCTATTAGTGAGGGCAGTCTTGAAGATGTTACAAAAAGATTAAGAGCAAAAAAAATTAGAGTTAAAACAATCACAAGAACAAAAGACAAAGTTACACACTTGTATGTTCATGTAAATGATGTTGATGATGCACAAAAAATATTAAAGAATGACCCATTATATGTAGCAGGTAAGTTAAGAGTGGTTGCAAAAGAAGAAGTGCAAAATGAAGCATGTTGGTCAGGATATAAACAAGTTGGTATGAAAGATAAAGGTGGTAAACAAGTTCCTAATTGTGTGCCTGAAGAGATGTCAATTGAAGATGCTATGAAAGTGGATGGTTATATACCAGAGTCTTACGAAGATGGTCAAGACTATGCCAATCATGCAAAAGAGATAACACCAAATGAAAAACCAGATAAAAAACCAATAGATTCAAAGAAAAGAACACCTGAAAATAGAATTACTGCTGATGATGTCAAAGAATGGGCACTTCAAGGTGATACAATAGATAAATATAAGGGTAGATATGGAGATGAGTGGAAGTCTAAACTTATTGAAGTAACAAAGAAGATGATGGAAAAGATAGATGAAAAGTTTTAAACAGTATGAAGATATAGATGAAAGATGCGAAGAGTGTATCTTTGAGCATGAGATGGAGGGTATATCAGAGGCAGAATACCAGGGTAAAAAAGTATCACTAAATAATCCTGTTAGAACTCCTGATGGACCTAAAAAGTTTGCTGTTTATGTAACAAACGAAAAAGGTAACGTGGTCAAAGTAACTTTTGGTGACCCCAATATGGAAATTAAAAGAGATGACCCGAACAGAAGAAAGAATTTTAGAGCAAGACATAACTGTGACAATCCAGGACCAAAGACTATGGCAAGATATTGGTCTTGTTATCAATGGAGAAAAGGAGCAAAGGTGGACAACTAATGGGTAGATATAGAAAATCAATGAAAGAGTCTTTAAGAGAGGCAAGATTATTTGATGTAGAGGAAACAACTTCGTATCCTCCTAAAGAAATCAATAAGAAAAAGCATGATGCTTACAAAGACCCTAAAAGGGGTGAGCATGAAGTTATTAAAAAAGAAGATGATGACCCTTCTGTAGCAGATGTTTCTAAAGGTTTAAAGATAGATAAGAAAACTGTTAAAAAGGTTATGGGTGAAAAACTAGATGCTCTCATTGATGAGTCAAATGACTTAAAGGAAATACCTTCTCGTCTAATGACAGACCTAAAAAAGACTTTTGAACCATTAAGAGATAAAAAAATATCAGTTAGTAATAGTAAAAAATTACAGCAGATTATGGATAAGTTCACAGATAAAGCAGATTTAATTACCGTATTTAAAGCAGATATACCTTTTGTATCAGCACTTGCCGCTGGAAGATTAATTCAAAAATTTGGTATGAGTGGGGCTCAAATAAACAAATTAAAAGAAGAACTAGAAGAAGGTTACACAGATGCTAGAACAAGAGCATACAGAGAACATAGAAAAAAACTAGAGTCTACCAGATTAAGAAGAGAAACTAAAAAAGAAAGAATAGAAAAAGAAAGTAAGATGTCACAAGTAAAATCTTACATAGATGACATTGCTAGTGCTATGAAAAAAGATAGAAATATGAAACCTTTCATAGACAGATTTAAAAAAGATGCAGAGAAAACTCAAGACCCTGAAAAGTCATTAGAAAAAGTATTACCTGATTATATACCAGGTAAAGACATTGCAAAAATATTAAATATGGGTGAAGAGTTTGAAGAGGCAAAGTTAGGTTATGGTAAAGATATTAAAATTAATCCAGCATCTTTAAAAGGTACTGATTCAATTAGAATTAAAGCAACTTCTGGTATGACAACCACTAAACAAGTTGAAAGAGAAGTACCATTACAAAATAAACAAAAAAGATTAGGTTTAAATTTAAGAAGACAAGCAGACGGTTTTGTAGTTAAGGGTAGAAAAGATAGTATCGTTCAACTTCTCAAAGGATTAGAAGATAAGTTTATGATGGGTATTGTTAACCCTAATAGTTTACCTTACACTGTTCACAAAGAAGAAGTCGAACTTGATGAAAAAATGGGTCCTATTAAACCAAGACATTATGATGTCGAAGTAACTATTAAAAATGCCAGAGATGCAGGAGCAGTAGATGAATATATCTCAGATAACATAAGTATGGGTGGCATAGAGGATTATGACAATGATGGTATTATAACCGCTAGTGGTTATACGGCAGGTGCTGTCAACTTTCATGGTGATGATGCAGGTCATATCGGTGTGGATGTACAAAAAAAGTTTAGAGGTAAAGTTAAAGTTGTAGGTGAGGCAGTAGAAATTGCTGAACTTAAATTAGCAGTTGAGTCAATGTACCAAGCAGAAGATAAAAGAAACACAGAAAAAGAATTTGACGATATGATAAAAGACGGTGGTATAGATAAAAAAGATTATGAAAAATCAAAGAAGATGTATAAGAGTGGAGACTTAACAGGTTTAAGAAAACATATTTACAAATTAGATACAGCACCGTTAGAAGCAATCATGTCAACTATAATGCAGAACGACCCTAAAGCATTTAAGACAATGTATCCAAATGCAAAAAGAGGTGATTACATGGCAAGAATTTCCTATTCACACAGAAATGAAGAATATCATACTGGTGCTAGAGGTCTGGTAGAAAAATTAACAGGTGATGAGTTAACAGAAATAAATGCTGACGTGATAAAAAGTCTTACAAAAAAATCAAAAGCATCAGGTATATCTTTAGGCATACTAAAGCAAGTTTTTAAGAGAGGTATGGCTGCTTGGGGTGGTGGTAGTAGAACTAATATGAATCAACATGGATGGTCACACGCAAGAGTAAATTCTTTCATAGCAAAGAAACCAGGGACTTGGGGTGGTGCAGATAAAGATTTAGCAAAACAGGCGAAAGGGAGTTAAAAATGAGTTATTTACAAACAAAACCAGGTAGTCTTGAAGAGGCAATCAGAAGAACTGATGAAGACTATCAAGCAATGTTTAAAAAAGAATTAGAAAAAACAGGTAAGTCCATAGGACAAATGACACCTGATGAGAAGAAAGCATTCTTTAATAAGATAGATAAAATGCATGGTGCCAAAAATGAAGCAAATGTGGATGAGTTAACAGCAGGACAAAAAAAGTTACCACCTGCACTACAAAAAGCAATCAAGAAAAAAGAAATGAAAGAAGAACCTATTGATGAAAAGAAACACTACTCTTCAAAACAAATAAAACAAGCATATGGTATAGCAAACGATAAGAGATATAAAGGTGGCAATATGACAGGTGCCGTAAATGCTATAGAGAAGATAGCAAAAGGTTTATCTAAACACCCTGATGTTGAAAAAGTTTTAAAAAGAACGCAAGAAGAGATTCAAGAAGAAGAAGGTATGACAGATAAAGGTAAAAACAAAGTTGCATCATTAAAAACTAAATTAGATAAAGAAAAAGACACTGATTCATTAGAGGCGACTATTACCGATTTAAAAGGTCAAATAGCATTATTAAAAACACAATTAGAAAATGAAAAGAATGCTTCTGTAAAACCAGAACCTAATCCTGAAACGGGTGAAGTTCCTTTGACAGTTGGTATTGCATACAAACATTTGAGAGATAAGATGAAAAAAGAAGAAGGTAAAAAAGACGCAAAGAAAACAGCAGTAGGTTCAAAAGCAAATAAAGTAGATACAAAACCTGAGGTTGAATTCGATAAATAATGTCTGAATATTCAAGAATCTATTGTGATATGGATGGAGTTCTTTGTGATTTCGAGAAAAACATCAAAAATAATGTAGGCATCACTGTACAAAAGTGGATGCAAATACCTAAACACGAGAGGTGGGATCCTGTAATTGCTAAACCAAAGTTTTGGTTTACTATGCCATGGTTAAATGATGGCAAAAATTTATGGAGATTTATAGAAAAATATGACCCACATATACTATCTGCAGCTTCTCAAGAAGACCCTAATTGTAAACCAGGTAAAAGTGCTTGGATAAAAAGAAATTTAGGCATACCTATAAGTAGAGTTAATCTAGTACAAAGACACGAAAAACAAAACTATGCAAAGGTCGGTGGTCAACCATCAATACTTATTGACGACTATGGTAGAAATACTAAAGAGTTTTCAATGAGAGGTGGTATAGGTATCACATTTAAAAATGCAAGTCAAGTTATTGGTGAACTTAAAAAACTAGGTTTCAATTGATATAAATACTAATATAATAACTAGGAGTATAAATTATGTGGAAGAAACCAGAAATAAAGATGATAAGTGTAGGATTAGAAATTAATTGCTATGCTTGTGCAGAAATATAAACAATTAAATTAACAAAGTGAGTACCTAAAAAGGGAGAGAATATTATGTCAAGTTGGTCAAATACAGATGCTCATGGTAGTGCGCCGTTATGGTCACTAGCAAGAGTAAATAAGGCACCAATCGCATCTAATATGGGTGCGGCTGCGTCCGGAAAACTTTTTAATAACGCAACCGAAGATAATCTTATAGACGGTGTTACAATCGGTCTTTTTAATTTTAAAGACGGAGAAACACAAAGTGGTAAGATTGCCCACACAGGTTGGAATTTAAAAACTACT